TCCCGGTCCTACCGGACCTATTGGGCCGATGGGACCAGCAGGGCCAACGGGACCGCAAGGACCAATTGGTTTAACAGGTCCATCAGGGCCGCAGGGACCACAAGGGTTACAAGGTCCAGCAGGTCCAGACGTTCCGCCTACACAAACAACACTAGGTGGCGTGTTCGCTACGGTGAACCCCGGTGGCCAGTTCGTAAATGGTATTAACAAGGACGGAAGCCTATCCTATGCACCTGTAACTGCAACTATTGTTAATAAATCTTGCACGTTTACATTGGTAAATTTTGATGTAGTCAGTAAAACTGGCTCGCTAAGTTTAACCTGTAATTAAGGAATTTATGGCTGAAGAAAAGAGTACCAGAGTTAAGGCAGTGCTAGGTGGGAGCAAGAAATCCCACAAAGGCGGGAAGAAATCTCACAAGAGCGGTGGTCGTAAACCGCATTCTATGCACATTCGCCGCTCGGCTAATGGTGGCTATATCGCCAAACATGAATATGATGAGCCTACGCAGCCTAGCGATGAGCATGTTCTACCAGACCACGATGCCCTGATGGAGCACGTTCAGGAACACATGGCTCCGCAGGAAGAACCCGCCCCGATGCCACAAAAGCCGATGGGGATGATGTAATGGCGTTTCATGCGCGTGTTCGTAACATGATGGGCAGCGGGCGCGTTAAGCCCAAAACTAAAACGGGCAAGCGAACCAAAGTCAAGAAGGTTATGGACGAGTGGAAATCCGGCAAGATGCACAGTGGCTCGAAGAAAGGGCCACGAGTTAAGTCGCAGAAACAGGCCGTAGCTATTGCGCTATCTGAAGCTGGATTATCCAAAAAGGCGAAATGATGCTGGCTACCGTAAGGAATACGCTCGGTGGAGGTAAACCTAAACGAGCACGACACTCGAAAAAGAAAGTCACTAAGCGCAAGCGCGTTAAAGTGTCTCTCAAGATAAAAGGCACACCGGAACAGGTTAAGAACGCCGCTGCGAAACTATCTGGTACGGAAAATGTACAATCTGGTCAATTTTAAACATTGGGATGTGGTTGCCATGTGTGTCGCAATGGCAATCGTTTTTGGCTTCGAAATGATGGGGGTGTTCGGTCACAAGTACATCACCATTACCGCACTCGTTCGGATGTACATGCCTAAGTGGGTAAGAGCCATGATTCTAGGCTGGCTCGTGTATCACTTTATGATTTAATGATTCATAATGAGTTTTCTGACCTTGTACAAGCATACGGTCAACCAAACAAAATTCCCGACAGAACTCTCTACGACTACGTGGTGCGCGAGGACGTATGGGACAGTCTCTGTAACCGGGAAGCGGTAAGTTTTGAACAAGTTAGAGATTCGTCGCTAGGCCAAGAAGTACGGCGACGGATGAAGCAGGATTTGTTCTTTTTAGCCTGCTACGCACTGTGGGGAACCAATCCGGAAGGGGCTGGTCGTCCCATTGAATTCAATAAAATGAACGAAGCCACACACCGCCGCGTGTGTGATATGTATGTAAAGAAAGACGATTCTAAGAGTATTGCAGACCAAGATACTTGTAAAGAACGTCTTATACTATATCCGCGTGGTTCGTTCAAAAGTACCATTGACGTAGCCGATACCGTCCAGTGGATTCTTAACTTCCCTGAAATCCGTATCATGTTCCTTACCGCTGAGAAGTCTCTCGCGGTTGGCTTTGTGGATGAAACCAAAGGTCATTTCATCCAGAAACTGTACGAACCTAGCTGGATGAACATATTCTTCCCTGAATTCTGCGTATCAGAAGATGAGATGCAGAAAGAGAATATGTACGAGTTTACCTGTCCTGTGTGGAAAGCTAGGCAGGTTAAAAGAAAAGAACCGACCGTTCTAGCACTCTCCATCGAATCCAGTATCTCTGGTCGTCACTTTGACGTTATAAAGCCAGATGATATGGTTTCAAACAATAACTCAGAGAGCGAAGAACAGTGTAAGAAAGTCATCAAGAATTTCTACATCAACAAGAAAACCTTGATGTCTTACGGCTATCTGGAGTTCAATGGAACCCGATACGCCGATGCCGACCTTTATGGTAGGCTGATTGAAAATAACGTTGGCGAAGTAGTCAGCGAGCGCGGTCCTTGTTGGGAACTTATCACCAATAAGACTACGGGTTTCAAAATTCTTATTGGTCGCGCTTGGGAATTTACGCCGGAAGCGAAGCTAAAGCTCGATGAGGGCACGCTTACCCGAGAAGAACTAAAGGCAGAACATTACAATCTTCTCTTTCCGGAAAACCTTTCCTTCTCCTTTTTACGCAAGGAACAGGCTGCCGACGAAACGAGTTTCGAAAGTCAGTATTGCAACAATCCTCGTCCTCTGGCAAAGGTGCTGTTTGAGCGCCCTTTGCTTGCGAAGCATACGGTCCCTTTCAACGAGATTCCTTACCGTGGACCTTGTTCCCAAACATGGGACTTCGCATTTAGCACTAAAAAGGGACGAGACTATACGACTGGCTGTAACGTGATGTGGAACGAAAAAGGTTCTTTTTACGTTACTGAGCTAGTTAGGGCCAGATACAAACATACCGATTTAGCTAAAGCTGTTGTGGATATGGCCGTAAAATACAGGCCATTTGTCGTAGGCATTGAGGACGCTGCTGGTTCTAAGTTCCTAGAACCAACTATTATTGACTACGCCCGCAAAACTGGAATTCCAGAAGTTATTGCCGTTTTGACAAATATTGACTGGATTAAGCCAGATAACCAGAAAGAAGCTAAACAGCAGCGAATGGCAGCGCTACATCCGTGGCTGGTCAATGACCGAATGTGGTTTGCGAACTACTTACCGCAAATCGAAGTTATCTACGAAGAATTTGAGCGCTGCTTGCTTGACCATCATCACGACGACATTCCCGACGTAATCTCGCAGCAACCGAGGTATGCACCACGCACCAGATTACTGATTGAGGAAAAAGGGTTAGACACGCGAAGCATGGCAGATGTGGCTTGGCACATGCTCTACGAAGAAGGTTGGAGCGGTCCTACTGCTGGATACCTGTTAACGCACGACCCTGTTACTGGCGAATTAAAGTGGAATGCACCTATTCCATACCCATTAGTTCCAGTTGAGCCTGTGGAACCGGAAGTAAAAGCTGAAGCCCCTCCCGGCTTAGACCCGATACTCGGCGGCGGCCTTTACGGATAATGACCAGAGCATCTACTTATACAAAACAATGGCGTGAACGGTACATTGCGAAACATGGCATAGAAGAATACCGGAAAATGCGTAATGCCGAACAACGACGACATACTGCTAGGCATCCAGAACTGCTGACTTGGAAACGAAATTACGCACGTAAATACACTCAGAAACTTCGAGAAGAATGTTGGGCTGCATACGGCAATAAATGTTCATGTTGTGGTGAAACGAGGTCAGCATTTTTCACGATAGACCACATTGCCAATGATGGTAGTACGCATCGGAAAACTATAAACAGTGGTCACCAATTTCATCTTTGGCTGAGAAAACGTAACTGGCCGAAGGATAACTTTCGTCTACTTTGTTACAACTGCAACTGTGGACGACAGAACAACGGCGGTATTTGTCCTCACGAATTAGAAAAGGAATAAATTATGGCAATGAGTAAAGCAAATGGTTACAAACCCAACGAGAAGGTCAACCAAGGCCCATCGGGTGCCCGTAAAGGCAAAGTATCGGCTGGTCACGGGCAGAACTCGGACGAAAAGGGAGCGAAGGACCAGTTGGTTAGTATCGGCTCCAAACAGGGTAATCCCTACGATGCGAAGGGCAGCGACTTCAGTGTGAAGCGCGTTGCTCCGAAGCATGGACAGGGCGCTGGCGAAGCTGGCTCAAAGTCTGGCGACAACGAGCTTGCACGGCTAGCTGAGAATCAGGAAGGTGTTCGTCATGTTGAAGATGGCGGGCGCGGTCCTCATGGTTCTGGTACTCCTAGCGGTTGGGTTGACGGTAATCGCAGTAAGCACGTAGCTGCTGCGTTTCCTATTGAAGTCAATCGCGGAGAAAGTAACTCCGAGGGTGGCGAAATTGGTATTCCCGAAAGCGTGAGCCTGCACACAGGCCATATTGAGGGCGGTAGCAAACAGACAAAGGTAAAAGAGGTGCCACAGTACAACGTTCGCATCCCTAGACGATAAATGCCATACAAAGACCCGGAAAAACGTAGGCTTGCCAACCTTGAGACTACCCGTACTTGGCGCAAGCGTCATCCGGAGCGTGTTAAACAAAAACGTGCCGATTCGTTCCGGAAATACAAGTATGGCATTACAGCGGACGAGTACAGCCGTAAACTAATTGCACAAGGCGGTGTCTGTGCAATCTGTGGAACTACCAATAAAAACGGCTATGCGCTTCACGTTGACCACAATCATATAACTGGAGAGCTACGTGACCTTCTCTGTCACAATTGCAATAATGTAATAGTGCAGGCTCACGAAGAAATTCCACGCTTGCTTGCGGTTATCGAATATCTTAAGAAGTGGAATCGGAGCGGAAGGTAAATGGCAACGCTAGACAGGCCCACAGTAGACGTGTGGGCACCACTAGACCCCGAAGTAGTCCGTAGGATAGCCCGTACACGACGCTGGTTAAATCCTGAAGCGCTCCAGCTAGTTGTACAAGACGCTAACCGTGCGGAAGCCTTCGAAAATACGAAACAATGGGTCATGCAATGGCCGACCGCCACAGCCCTGTATCAATCTCCGTTTACAGCCCGTTATTGGGAAGGAACGATGACAGAAAGGGCTAACGTCCCTTTCTTTACGGTGGCAACAGCCGTTGAGTCGCTGGTTCCTCAAATCATTAATGGTCTGTTTTATGAGAATCCTCCCTTTGTGGTTCAGCCCCGTCCGGGTACTGATGCGGACGCGGCGAGAGCTAGAGGGGCTATTTTGGCTTATCAGCTTGAAGATATCAACTTCAGGGATGAGCTACGGCTCGGTGCTAAGAACGCCGTGCTTTTCGGTACTGGTATCTGGAAGTGGGGATTTGAAACCTTTGAGCGTGAGCGCAAGGTTTATAAACGGGTTGCTCAGCCACTTATCATCCAAAATCCGCTTGCCAGCGCAGGTGCCGAACCGATTAGCCTTCAAGACCAAGACGAGGACATTGAAGAAGAATCTATAACCGAATATATTGACCGTCCGTTTTTCGAACACATTGTCAATTTACGGCACGTTCTAGTTGACCCAACCTGTAACGTTCCTGACATTCGGAAAGCGAAATACGTCATACATAGGTTATACCTTACTTGGGGTGACCTTGAAAAGCTCCGTGAGCGGCCCGGTTTTGACATTCCTAGCCGTGAGCAGCTTATTGACCTGTTTAACCCGCCTAAAGAACCTGTAGAAAAGGCGGTAGGGGAGACATCAATTCGCAATCCTTTATGGGATGCGCGAGCCGATGCTCGGTACGAAGAAGCAACTATTGACCCTACGGCACAGCCTTTAGAAGTCTTGGAACGTTGGGATAACGAAAAGTACATTGTTGTACTTCAGAAGAAAATCGTTATCTGTAACGACCAGAATCCGTACGGTGTAATCCCTTATCTATCGGTGGGTTGGTGGGACGTACCCGAGGCTTTCTTCAGTCTTGGACTTGCCAAGACCATTGGTTCAGAACAGCGCTTGCAGCAGGGTATTACAAACCTCTGGCTGGACAACGCTGCACTGAACTTAAACGGAGTTTACACCCGCGTACGTGGTAAGAGCGTACCTACACAGAACATCCGAATTGCCCCCGGCAAAATTATTGACGTTGACAACAAAGATGATTTTGCTCCAGTAAAGCGCCTAGACCCTGTACCCGAAGCTGCACAGCATATTGGAATGTCGCAGCAGCGTGCAGAGCAGGTTTCTGGAGCCTCTGAAAGTTCAATGCAGGGTGTGGCAGGTGCTAGCGGTCACTCAAACCTAGCACGAACGGCTGAGGGTGTCCGCAGTATGAACGCAGGGACAGGTTCCCGAGTCACAGATTTTGTAGAGAAGATTTCAACGCAAGTTATCATTCCTTTCCTCTACGCCGCAGATGAGCTTAACCGAGCCTTACTGCCCGTTTCAACAATGAAGGAAATTCTGAATGATGAGCTTCAGCACGAGTACACCAAGAAACAGGGTTGGGATGTTCTAGAAATTCTCAACGCTCGTCTGAAGTTTTCAATTCTGGCTGGCGCTAAGATGCAAGCCCGACGCAATATGGCTCAAGCGCTGCCGATTATGATTCAGTTCTTGACTAACCAGCAGACTACAGAACAGCTAGCGGTTGCCGGATATCGTGTTGATGTTCCGGAAATTATGAAGATGATGTTCGAAGTCTCTGACTGGAAGAATTACAACAGCGTGGTTGTGAAGATGACGCCGGAAGATATGAAGCGTCACGAGGCTATGCAGCCGGGAGCACAGGCAAAGGCTAAAGCTCAAGCGGCTATGGCGATGCAGCAACAGCAACATAACAATAAACTCGATTTGATTGACAACGAGAATATTGCACGCGCTGGTAGAGAGATTTTGCGTCACGCATTGATGACTTCTGGTACACAAGAAGAAGTCGAGGGAACGCCCGGAAATGCGGGGTTCGGTGAGAATGCTTAATGCTAAATTTTAGTGCGGACATGATGGTTACTCGTCTGGAGTCATTGCTCCAGCGCGAGCTAACCGAAGAAGAAATAGCCGAAATTGATTTGTGGCAAAAAGGCCGTGCGCTACAACAGCTTATTGGCCTTCCGGGTTGGGAAGTATTGGTTGCAACTTCAAAAGAGTATGCACAAGCTGAGATTAGGACTCTTTTGAATACGCAACCCGGCGACACAGAAAAAGTCATGGTTAACCATGCGGTCGCTTATGGTTGTGACCACATGTTTGAACAGTTCTGGCGTGACATTATGACGGCAGTAGATGCTAGTCGTAGAACGCCAGAGGTTGTAAAAGAAGCGTACAGACGGAGAAGCGAAGCTCCTCCGCCAATAACCTAATATCCGTTTCAGCCGGATTGCTGATTGGAGAATGATATGGCACCAAACGTAGAAACAGACCCGTTTCTTGACACCGAATTTGCACCACTAGATACGCGAAGCGGCCCCGAAGGTTTTCGTGGCGAACTCGCACAACTTGCAGAGGAACACCCCGAACTTATTCCTCAAGATGAAGAAGAAGCTCCGGCCCCCGCTCCTGCTGTACCAGTAGAAGTTGCTCAGCAGGAAGTTCCGCCTCCACCGCCTGTTGAACCTACAGGCCCAACCGTCACCCAATTTGAAGATGGTTCTTCGGTTTCTATCGAAAAAACCAACAAGGGGTGGAAGGCAACGCTAGACACAGGTACTGGCGCACCATCTGAAGTTTTCTACGGTAAAACCAAAGATGAACTGATGATGGAAGTTTTGGTCGGAAAAGCTAACGCGACTCGAAAGATTCGTGAGCTTAACCGCAAAGTAAAACTTGGCTATAGTTCCATTGAGGAACCAGAGGAAACACCCTCGCAGCCGTTCAAGACTCGCCCGCTTACTGCGGATGAAATCTTCGAAATTAAGAACGACCTGCAAGCCAATCCCGATTTAGCCTTTGATAAGTTGTTCCAGAAGAAAACAGGAATGACTATCGAGCAGCTTGTGAACATGGCTCAGGAAGGCAAGCGGGCTAAAGACGAACTTTCCGTTGAGTCAGTGGCTAAGAATTTTGTTACACAAGTCCCCGATTATTACTCGTCTGACGAAAATATGGGGGCTATGATTGCCTTCCTTGCCAAGCAGAAACTTGGTAAAGCGTTCAACGGACGCAATGGCAATGAACTCATCCAAGAACTGTTTTATAACGGTCATTGGACAGTTAAGAATTTGAAGGAAGCATTTAATGAGCTTGATGAGAGCGGATTGCTTGAACAGGCTCCTTCCGAAGAAACACCAGTAGCTCCTGTGCTGCGTGCTCCGGCAGCGGTTCGCACCGCTCCTCCGGCGGCTCCTCCTGCACAGCCAGCTACATCGCCAACGCCAGCTAACGAACGGATTGTTCGGGTAGAACGGCGTCCGAGAGTGGGATTAGGTATTCGTCCTTCTGAGGCTACACAACCTCGACAGGAAGAATCCATGAATCCGCCCTCAGTCGAAGAACTAGAGAATCTTGATGATAAAACGCTAAGTCAGCTATTCACTGACGTGCGTAGGGCGTCATTAAGGTCGGTTCGGCGCTAAGAAATTATCCATAAGGATACCAAATGGCGTATAGTCCAGCAAGTATTCTGACCAGCGGTTCGCTGCCTAACCTAGTAGCCATCTACTACGAGCGGCAGTCTATTCCGAACCTTAAGGCGCAGACTCCGTTTCTGAGCATGACAAAGCAGAAACCCCTGCCGCTGCGGTCAGGAAACCAGATTCAGTTCTTCACCTACGCGCTATTGGCGGCCAATACAAACCAGTCTGCTGAGGGAACCGTTGGTTCTCCTATCTCCGAGTCAACGACTAAAATCGTTGCCACCATCGGGCAGTATGCTGATTTTATTAACAGTTCGGATTTGGCAATGGATGTGGCGATTGACGACCCGTCGCTGCTTCAGAACTTGGCAACCGAGCTTAATTACCGCCTAGCTCTTACCCTCAACTCGTTGGTTCAGCTTACTGCCGATGCTTCGGTCGGTGTTGATTCCAGCGTTAATATCCAGTTGGCTAACGGCTCGTATTTGACCGCCAACAACATCCGTACTGCTATTCAGCAGCTTGCGGGTGTAAATGCTCGTCCTCTGACTGCGGATGGGTATTGGGGAGGCATCATCCATCCCTTTGTCGTTCACGATATTCTGAACGATACGAGCTATAACGGTCTGACCGATATTTTGAAGCGCGGCGACATGGCCCAAAAGCTGTTCCAGCCGCTTGCAAACGACGAAGTTATTGAATTCGCCGGGTGCAAATTCAAGCAGACCACCACAGCCCCGAGCGTTACCATTAGCTCGAACACCTACTACAACACGTACATCTTCTCAGATGATGCGCTGTTTAGCGTGTTCTTGGGCAAGAACCCTGAATCGGGCGAGAAGAACTACCGCCTGATGATTCAGGAAGCCCCTGCACAGGGAAGCGTTAGCGACCCTGCACGGCAGATTGGCGGATGGGTTTCGTACAATGTGAAATACACGAACACCCTTCGTCCGGGTAGCACTATGGTGATTCGCCGCCTTCAGAGCGAAACGTCTAGCTCGTAATAGTTAGAGGCTCTTGGGGCGTGCCTAAAACGCCCCTCAATTTTCATCAAGCAAAACCTTCGGCCACACCACAGAACAGTTAGCTAAACCAATCGGTTTGCGCTTGTATATTTGTGAACACGGACGAAGCCAAACGTTGTCGGTTGGCGGGTAAAATGTTGGAATATCATGCAAATATTCTGATGTAAAATCGGG